GTTCTTTATCGGTTAGATTGGTTAAATCTGGAACAAGTGGATTGAACATAATATTTGATAAATAAAGGTGTAGTTCGCGATCCTGGCAGATCCAACTACTCTAACACTTGAAAAGGAAGTATCAGCAAATGTATTTAATCTATCTAATCCAACACCGAAACGGAAACTACTACATTGGTCGCCATAAAACCGACAATCCATATGATGATTATATCGGTAGTGGCACTTGGTCCAAAAGTATTAAAAATCTCAACAATGTAACTAAAACTATTCTCGAAATATGTGAGGATGAGCAACACTACATCGAGCGTGAACAATATTATTTAGATCAGCATTACGGTAAACCCGGCTGTATGAATAAGAGCAATAAATCAACCGGATTTCCTTGCGGTAGTGCTCATCATATGAACAAACCTGCTAATCGTCGTAAGCATTCTATTCGACAAAAGTCCCTTGGTGATAAACATCACTTTAATACTCCAGCAAATCGTGAGCGTATGCGTATAAACAATCCTGGATCGTTTCCAGAGAATGCCGCTCGTGCTTCGCAAAGATTATTGGAAAATAATCCAATGTATGATCCTGTTGCGTTAGCAAAGATAAGCGGTGATAATCACTGGACTAAAAACAATGCTCACTTAAAAACCTGTGAGCATTGTGGTATTACTAATATATCTAAATCAAACTACACTCGCTGGCACGGTCTCAAATGTAAAATATTACATAGCGGGACCGTTTCCATTACGGAAGCCAACAATACCGCCCTCTTCAGTAATCCTCTTTAATACATCTTCAAAGAGAATCGGTGCGAAGTCTGGAGTTTGTTCAACGCAGACACAGTGATATCTTGTATCAACTTCATCACTGTATAATGTCTCTCCAGTACGAGCATCAACTCCTCTTGCTTTCATAACTCTGTTAGCGTGAAGGTGTCCGTGAATATTCGTACCAAACCTACCAAGACTTGCTTCGTGTAGAGGAATGTGGGACAAGATAAGTCCGTTCATAACGTGGTAGGCACGTAGTTCACGGAAATACTTACGATACTCGTCATCGCGGAAGATGTCATGATTACCACGTATGAGAACTTTGTCGCCGTTTAGACGTGCGAGCGTGTCGAGTGCTCTCCTGTTTATAACAACGTCACCCAGGTGATATACTTTATCATTTGGACGAACACGTTCGTTCCAAGCCTTAACCATAGCTTCATCCATTTCCGCAGGATCATCCCACGGGCGAAGTTTTGTAACACCATCGTTACGTGTAAAGCGACATACACCCGCATGACCAAAGTGCGTATCGCTAACTAAAAATACTGCTGGCATACGTGCCTCCTTTCTTTAAAAATCTACCAATGGTTCAAATTCTGCCAATTCCTCAGCATCAAGATCGCCATCACTGTATTCACCAACATGACCACTGTAGTAGCCATTGTGTTCATTGCGAACCTCAAAGTCAATGTAGCCCCTGTCGGTACGAATAGTAAAGAATCCGTCTTCGACTACATTCCATGACTCTTCGTCTTCGTTGTTGACATTAACCCATTCTTTTTCTTCAGCACTCAATACCACTGCACCACGCAACAGATCAAAACTGTTGCCACCTACTACGTCTGCACCCATAAAGTGATTGAGGTAAACTGTGTTGCAACAATCACCTGATGTGTAGTATATCAGCAATTCGCCTTCTACCGTACGAAAAGCAAAACGATTGTGGTCAGGAGTCACCAGAATGCCATTTATTCTGCGTCCTATCAATCGGTTGAATGTATTCATTGAGTGCTCCTTTCTTTTGTTTTAATAATATTGGTACTCGGAAGGGGAATCGAACCCCTCTTCCCGCCGTGAAAGGGCGGTGTCCTAACCGATAGACGACCCGAGCAAATTGTTGGTTGCGGGACCTGGAATCGCACCAGGAACTGAAGCTTATGAGACTTCCGAGATACTGTTTCTCTATCCCGCGATATTCGTCATGGATGGTTTTGGGAGGTGACACCATGATTCACCCGCATCGTTTTATAGAACGTTTTTCAAGCAACCAGTTTTCACTGCCTCTATAGGAACGCACTTGTCCCTTGTTGCTAATACTGGCGGACTGGACGGGACTCGAACCCGCAACTTCCGCCGTGACAGGGCGGTGCTCTAACCAATTGAACTACCAGTCCAAAATCTTTTACTTACACATAGTATAACACCTATTCAATTAAGCGTCAACTTGGGTGTTGTTTTTACGCAACTTGGCGGAAACGGTGAGATTCGAACTCACGGACCCTTTCGAGTCGTCTGTTTTCAAGACAGGTGCAATCAGCCAGGCTCTGCCACGTTTCCATATTTGGTACCCCGGGTGGGATTTGAACCCACAATTATATTTCTCCTTTTGAGAGAGACGACTTTGCCAATTTGTCTACCGGGGCATGGGGTAACGTATCGGATTCGAACCGATGCTAACGGAATCACAATCCGTGGTGCTAACCGCTAACACTAACGTCACCGTTGATTGGTCCGCCCACCAGGACTCGAACCTGGATTAATAGCTTAGAAGGCTACGGTTCTATCCCTTGAACTATAGGCAGGGGTTGGTGCGACTGGCCAGAATCGAACTGGCACGCCATTATAGCAACAGATTTTAAGTCTGTCGTGTCTACCGATTTCACCACAGTCGCTAATTTGAATAATAATTATATGCTAAATTTAATTACGTGTCAATGGCAGAGGGTAGAAGAATCGAACTTCTAATAACGGAATCAAAATCCGTGGTTATACCATTTAACTAACCCCCAACAATTTGGTGCTACCTCTCGGAATCGAACCAAGTTCAACGGCTCTTCAGACCGCCGCTATGACCACATCAGCTAAAGTAGCATTGGTACGTCCTGCGGGATTCGAACCCACGACCAATAGATTAAAAGTCTACTGCTCTACCAACTGAGCTAAGGACGCATTATTGGCCCGCCCTGTAGGAGTCGAACCTACAACCGCTGATTTCGAAGACCAGAACTCTATCCAGTTGAGCTAAAGGCGGAAATGGTACCTCGTGATGGAATCGAACCACCGCAGCCACCGTGTAAGGATGGCGTTCTACCATTAAACTAACGAGGTATATCTTGGAGCGGGAGAAGGGAATCGAACCCTCGACTTTAGCTTGGAAGGCTAAGGTAATACCATTTTACGACTCCCGCATGGTGCCTGTTCGTGGGAACGATCCACGGACCCTTGCGTTATCAACACAATGCTCTACCACTGAGCTAAACAGGCTAAGTTGGTCGGAATGGAAGGATTCGAACCTTCGGTCTCCTCGTCCCAAACGAGGCGGATTAAGCCAGACTTTCCTACACTCCGTAATTGGTGGAAATAAGTAGATTCGAACTACTGACCTGCGCCGTATGAAGGCGATGCACTACCGCTGTGCTATATTTCCCTATGGTGGAGAATACTGGGATCGAACCAGTCGTGCCCGAAGGCGGCGGATTTACAGTCCACTGCATCACCATTGATGCTTCTTCTCCGTGTATGGAGTTAGGGGTCGGATTCGAACCGACGGCTTTAGAGTTTTGCAGACTCTTGCATTGGGCCTCTCTGCCACCCTAACATTAATATTGGCGGGACTCCAGGGAATCGAACCCCGATCTGCGGTTTTGGAGACCGATGTAATGCCATTATACCAGAGACCCATGTTGTTTGGTGGAGCCACGGAGGATCGAACTCCGGACCTTTAGCTTGCAAAGCTACTGCTCTCCCAGCTGAGCTATGACCCCACTGTGCTGGCTCCCCATCCTGGGATCGAACCAGGGACCAACAGATTAACAGTCTGCTGCTCTACCGCTGAGCTAACGGGGAATAAAACTTGGAGCGGGCGAAGAGGCTCGAACTCTCGACATCTACCTTGGCAAGGTAGTGCTCTACCAACTGAGCTACGCCCGCATTGTTAATTTATTATAAAGATCTTTTGCAAAAATGTCAAAAAATTCTATTGTGAGTACTCGGCGCACTTCTGCGTGTGGCCCAGAACGTACTGCATGATAAAGATCATTGTCAAACACGTACCACTGATTTTTCTTTAAAGTTGTACGATATGCTTCTGTTAAATGTTCTATATTTGGAACGCTTTTTATATACGGAGCATCAGGGTTGTGTTTATCTGTGGTATGAAACCATAGTGTTTCGTGACCCTGCTCGCCTTCAAACATATACCACAGAGTACATTTTCTTCTATAGTCGCGATGTGGTTTTAATCCTGCCCCATCTGTTCCGACTTCGAATACCGTTACTACATCAACATGTTCTTGTAATACTTTTGGAAGATAAAATATAACTTTTTTTTCTAATATTTCAGGAACTCTATTGAGACAGAAGGAACTAAAATTTCCTCCCATGTAGTCTAAGATATTACCAAATCTTGATGATAAATCATCAAACATTTCTTTGGTAACTACACAATCATTTTCGCCTTCTTTCAATGTGATAGGAAAAGATAATTCTGTACCCGACGAATAAAGTGCAAATACCTGTTGTGGTAAAATTGCAAAATGCTCTGTTGGTGTGGTTTTTACAGCAGACAACTCGCCCAATAATTTTTCGGGCAATTTAAAATCAACAGCGGCAACATAATTAAAAGTCATTGTATTTTATTTACTCTTGTTACTTAGATCCAAAATTGTTTACCCTCTGCTTTAGAGGGCATAGTAAAGTATACTGGTTGTCAAGATTTTGACTGCAAGTCTTTTCAAGTGACCACGCTTTCCAGGCGACTATTCGTCCAATACACTTTACTATATACTTATTTTACTCCCTGCGTTATCGCCACAGGTTTGATCCAAGTATCCGCCCGTTTGCCAATTATTATAGTGTCTGGCGAGGACCTCGTTTCCTCTTTGTAACACTTTGAGCTTACTTACGTGTTAATTTCTTAGTAAGCTCGGCCAAGGCTTTAATATGTGCTTCGGCTCTTTTAATTTTGTCTTCTAACAACTTTGTTTTATCTTCTTGGGAAAGAATATACTTTGATGCCAGAGACTCTGTTTTTATACTTTTTTGTACTAACATTTCTTTCTCCTTTAATAAACAAAAACCCCGGAGTGTTTAGTTCCGGGGCCTTAGGTAAAATATAAATTTAGATTTGTATCTTAACTAAGACCCCCGGATTCACGATCACTATTAATCACTGTATTCGCAAACATTGACCAATAGGCTAACCCGCCTAATGTTGGCTGTAAATGTAAGGAAGGTTTGCAATTTCTTAGTGTCATGTTATCTATTTTACTTTAAATTTCTTTTCTTGTCAACCAGAGCTGACAAATTTATTTATCCTTTTAAAATTACATTATTTGGTAATTGTAGTTTATTTACCTTTTTGTGTCAACCGGTGCTGTTTCAACGTATTCCAAAACTGTGTTTGCATCCACTCCACGAAAGTGATATTTTGGATTTAGGTATATCTTCAATGTCATATTTTCTTTGATTGGATTATTAAACAGCTTTTCAATTTTACCATCATTGACAATAACAGTATACTGCCAAAAACAATTCAACTCATTTAAACTGATGGATGAATTAATTGACTGTTGCATAAAAGTTAAAAAATCTTTATTGCAGTCATGCAAGGGCTTTACCACGGCGGAGTGTCTTTGGACAAACGGTATCACCATTGCTTCCGAGCTAACAGCATAAACTTCATCTATTTTGTTATAGATGATGCTGTTGTAAAGATCTGTAAATTTTTTTAAGTGTTCCCAGGCAAAGGTATTAACTGGTTGAGGAGTTGAAAAGATTACAATTCTGCGGCCAGAAAAAAGTTCTGCATAACCAATTTCTCGATTATGCAGACTTTTTAATTTTACTGTTGTTAAATTATTAAGACTTGATGATTCCATCAACTAAACTTGGAGTAAAGAAATCAGCATACTTTGCATATAAAGGTGCTGTTAACTCTTTGAACTTGGCTGTTTCTTCTTCGCTTAGTTCATTGTATGCAACACCAATGTCACTGTGATCTTCTTTAGCAGCGAATTCTTCAGAATCTTCAACTGACCATTGACGCTCTAAACGGCTGGCGTATAAGCTGGCTTCTTGGAAAGCTGCTTGTGTCATTGAATCCAATGATTCCCAGAATTTGTTACTGATGATAATACTTGTCAAGAACAAATTGTGTTTAGTGTTTGTCAAGTTACGCTTAGGTGTATCTTGTAACAATGCCAAATAACGTGGAATTGTTGTTTCAACCATGTCAGCTTTGTAACCTTCTGATGCAATCTTCTTAGCATGATCTTTAATTGGGAATGGATCAGCTACTGCACCTAATAATTCAATAGTATCAATAGTTACAGGATTAATTGCTGTAGCAAACTTCATACCTTTGATATCATCTAAGCTGGTAATTTTGTTTTCGCTGGCGATGCAACGGAAACCACCGGAATAGGTAAATGCTAAACCTTTAGCTGGACTCTTGTCTGCTAAACCATTTAACAAACCTTTACCAATTGGGCCTTCAAATACACGAGCAGCATGATCGTGATCACGGAATAAGAAAGGCAATTCTAACGCAAAGAAATCTGGACTATGGAATTGTGCAAGCTCAGTAATATGTAACTGACTCATTTCAATATTTCCATTGTCCATTTCTGTCATTGGACCGTCATTCCATTTAAAATCGCGTGAAGTAGTTTCAGCACCAATTTTTTCTAAATACTCAGTGGGTGTGTAAATTTCAACTTCAAATTTATTGTTAGTTAATTCTGCTAATTTAGCTGAAAACGCTTCTGCTGTACGCAAAAATAGCTTTACAGGCTCATGTGCAATTAACCAACGGATTTTTTGTGTGTTACTCATTTGGGAATTCTCCTCGGGGGTATTTTAGTATATTTATGTGCGGGAAGCACTTTTTATAGTAATATTTACCTTTATTACTTAACTTCAACTCCTGTAGTCATTGATTTCCAAAATTGTTTTGATTCTTGATAATAAGCAATTGGATCTACAGTTAACATTTCCTTGGTAGGGCTACAAAAATCGTCTGCCAATGCCTTTTTAACCAAGGGTGTATTGCTGGCGTCTAACAGTATTTTACGCCATTCTGCATATTTTTCATCTGTGCCAGCTGGAACAATTAACTGTGCCGGACTTCCCATTCTGGCCATAGAAGGACCAAATCCTTGATTAATTAACAAAGCATTACCCTTGATAGACTTTGTCCCGCCAATGCCCAATACGTAAATTCGAGATTTAGTGTTATTTTCTTGTTCGTACTGTACAGTATCGCCGGGCAAATTAACTGCAAAATCTGTTTGTCCACTGAGCGTGGCTAAAACTGCTTCGCTGGTACTTTTGAACGGAATAATCTTGATATTGGGGTATTTTTTAGTAATTTGAATTGCTGTTAAATGTGTAGTAGTACCCAATCCACTCATACCAATGGTCAATGGTTTATCAGTAGGAACTTCCTTCCACGATTTATAGCGTGTAGAACTAATACTAAACGGTGCAAAACAAACAGGCAACAGTTCTTGATAATTGTCCGCTGTGTATCCAGTGTCAGGATATAAATTGGGGCGAATAAAAAATGCCGAGCTTGTAGCTAAAATAGTGTTAGGTGTTTTGCCTACATGCATTGCTGCCACAGCACCACCTGCACCAGGTTTGTAATCTACAATAAAATTGTATTTTGTTTGTGCCTTGTTGGCTGATTCTGCCAATGCACGATAATAGTTTGCAGCTGTATCGGCTGCCGACCAGGAATAGTTGATTGTTACTGTTTCTGCGGCCATTGCATTAAAAGCAAAGGCAGACAGGACGATTGCCAGGATCTTTTTCATTGAATTTTCCTATTTAAATTAGATTATTATAATACATGAAATAAGGATCGGGTGTCACCCACCCGACCACTATTCTATTAGGCTTT